TTGGCAACGGCTGTGTAAGTGGATGTTTTGGTGGTGGTGTATGTGATGCCCCCTGCCGCTGGTGCGCTGGATACCCATGCGCTCCCCGTGCTTGTCAGCACGTTTCCAGATGCGCCTGATGCTGTTAATCCTGTACCGCCAGATGCCACCGGCAGCGCAGCGCCTAGAGTCAAAGCGGCAAAGTAGTTCTCGGCGGTTATGATGTCTGTGCCGTTGCTGACTAGGGCTATCTTTGCTGGGCTGGGATGGACACCCCGGTCTGTCCTGTGACCTTGAATGTGATGGCAGATGCGGTGTTGTTAAAAACAAAGTACATCTTTGTCTTGGCTGTGGGGACTGCCACACTACCGCCGCCTGTGCCGTTAAGCTGGATGTAGATGCTCCGGGCTACCCCTGTTGTACCATCAGGGATGGTGATCGTGTCTGCACCCCCGGTGGCTGTGTACGCCTGATAGCCCAACGCTTCGTCAAGCATGTTGGTGATGTTGCTGTTTACAACTGTGCCCCAAGTACCCGACAACTCCCCCGTAACAGGTAGGGCCAGAGCCAGATTCGTGCTGTATGACGTTGCCATTAATTTCTCCTAAGTCGTTGAAACAGCAGACCAGCTTGCTGTCTGCGTGTTACCGATATTCTGCCAGTTGGCGTTCTGCGTATCATCAATTACATCCCAAAACGGTCGCCCCGTCATGGCGTCTGTCCCGGTTGCCAACTCCACGATGGAAGCTACGAAGGCTGCTGCCGCTGTTAGCGTGTCTGCACTGACTGCCGTCTCTGCTACCGATACACCAAAACTCGCCGTTGTTACAACTGAATCTGTACCTGTCGCGCTTTCAGTTACCGTCGAGTTAAGTGACCGTAACGAATCAACTGCATCTGCCCCTGTCGCTGTCTCCGTTATCGTCCCAAAGAACGTAAAGCTAGAATTTACCTCATCAGACCCCGTTCCCGTCTCACTGATAACTGCGCTGTATGTCGGAACACTAACTACCGCATCTGATCCTGTCGCTGTCTCCGCTACTGTTGCGGGGTACGTTGGTACAGATGTAATTACATCACTACCTGTTGCCGTTTCAGTGACCGCTGCTCCCGACCCTTGCGCCGCGACAACATCATCTGTGCCTGTTGCCGTCTCCGTAACCGCCGCGCTAACGCCAACTAGACTTGTTACTGCGTCTGCCCCTGTCCCAGTTTCACTAACCGAGGCTAGTAAACTTGCTAACGCTGCTACCGCATCCGACCCCGTGGCAGTTTCGTCAATGGAAGAATCGTAGCCAGAACCACCCCAGCCTGATATCCCCCATCCACCGGAACCCCACCCGGCCATATTAACCTGCCAAGCTGAATGTGTAAGTCACAGACAAAGTGTCACCGCTCACCACAGAACGATCACCGGGGGAGCCAAAGTCAGCCGCAGAAAACAACGTACCGGTCGTACCGCTCTTAGCACTGCCGCTGGTCAGGAAAGCCCCGCCCACAGTCGTTGTGCCGTTGATGTTAAACGCAGCAGGAGAAGCTGAGTTTGTCACTACAGAAGGGTTGGCAGTCGTAGCCGTTGCAAACGTAGCAGCTACTCGGGTTGAATTACTGTAAGCCACAACCTCTGTCCAGCCAGCGTGGGAAGACATAGTGTCGCCTGCCGCAGGTGTGTTACTAGCCCCAGCGCCGTACAAACCCAGATACCAAGAGGTAATTTGTGCGACTGAAGTCAAGGCAGTGCCTGCCATATAAGCTAGACCCGCATTCACCACGAGGTTCTTGGAGTCTGCCTGCCACTTCAGATTACCGTCTTTGTCGTGGCACTCAATGTGGTACACGCCCGTAGCTTGTGCAGCTTCACCGGCTTTTAGATTGCAAGTCAGGCCGCTGGAAACAGTGTCAGTGGCTTTAAGTTTTTCGGTAGTCATGGTAGCCTTATTAATGCGGTTGTTGCGGAGTTGGTGGGCATTACAACTGTAAACGAGGTCGTAGTGGTTTTGTCAGCGCCGAAGTCCAATACTGCCACCGATTTGTTACCCTTGGATGTATTGTAAATCAAGGCACCCCGTGCTGTAAACGCACCTGTAGTCCATACCACGTTGGTGAAACTCACAAAGGCAGTGGTGTCCGTGACACTGACAGACACACCGGTCATTACCTGACCCGCAGCGGTGTAGCCTGTACCTGAAATCTCCCCACTTGTTGTGTAAACAGTGGTAGTCGCTCCCAAATCGGCATTGGCTGTGTACAACGCCATGTAGAAGGTGTCTGTGGAGAAGTCATGTACCGCTTGAAGCAGTTGCTGCTTAAAGGATGTGGTTAGGGTTTGGGCAATCATGTTACTGGAATCCTAGCCTGCCCACTGCGGTATGCGTCCTGACGCTCAAGTCCATCACCCAGACGTTTAAGCTGCCCTATTGCCTCTTTGTACTTGCCGTCGTATAAGGCAATCATGTCCTGCTCACCCTTCATGTAGGTGTAGGCTTCAACCAGTGTCCCATACAAAAGCGCGGGATCGTAGTTGTCACCAAGCCATGTGGTTGAGGCGGTGACGATGGACTCTGGGTAGTAGAAGTAATGAAGTTCTGTGCCGTACGCAGCGTCAGGTGTGGGGCCAAGGATGAACGTCAGTTCTGTCTCGTTGTCTGACCGGGGGCCGAATATGGCGTAGTACTTGGGCGCTCCGGTGGACGTTGGCTTGGGATACGCTTCCCTGATGAAGTTCACATCCTTGTTCAGCAGGTACGTGTACGCTCCCGTAGTGGGGTTGATTGCCGCCAAGGAGAATGTGGACAGGAAATCAGTGGGGCACTGGAGGTACTTGTTGCTTGCTGTTGTGCTGCCTGTGACGTTCTTGCGTAGGGATGGAAGCTGTACGGCGTTGTATATGCGTTTCTCTGCCTGTGTAATAAACACATTCATGTCCGTCGTAGGGAACGTATTTTCCGTGTAGGAGGCAACGGCAGCAACCAACGCAGCGTAGTTCATGCCATCGGACCCCGAGACATCGTGCCTTTAGTGGCGCAACCAGTTCCACGCATCTGGATACCAGAGGTCTTTATAGGTTCGTTACCAGCCGATTTGCTGATGTTGCCAATGCTAACGTCCAAGGTATCGAGCTTACTACGGTTGGGGGGAAAGCCGGGGTTAGTGCCACACTCTACTGGAGCTTTGGTCATTTTCTTTCCGTCCATCGTATGCGGTTGTGCATAGACGGCAGCAGAGCCAACCTCTTTGCCCATAAGTTTTTGACTGAACTTAGTCATATTAACCTCCGCGACCAGATTTCTGGTTCATCACTTTAGCCATGCCACGACCATACTTCATCATGTCCATGTCTGTCTTGCCACCTTTGGCAAATTTAGTCATCGGTTTGCCGGGATGCAGCTTCTTCTCGTGCTTGTGCACAGCCCCAGCTATCATCTTTTTATCCTGTTTCAAATCTGCCTTGTCCATATCAACTCCTAAGTTACTGTAACTGAACCAAGTTCTAATGCTGCTACCAAGTAGTTGGGAGTCAGCCCATCATCGTTTGCCCTAGAACCACCTACCGGGTTCCAGTTCCACTGAAATACTCGGCTTCCTTCGCCTGAATACCCATCTACCAGCAAGCCAGAAGCGTAGTAGCTCAAATCCCTACGCGGCTCCCGCACTCCTTGTGGATCATCCACCGGATACATCCCCAACTGTAACTGAGGTTGATCTGGTGTCCAGCAGGTTGGGCACACTAGTAAGTTGTAAGTTTTGGTCTTGACAACTTCCTTCTTCAGTTCCTTCAACTTGTAGCGAAACCCGCAGCGGTCACATTCCGCTATCGAATTCTTACCGGATGAAAACCTGTTGCCCATGTCTAGCCTAGGAACATCTGCCGGGGCACAAATCGAACTGAGGCTTTCTCACGGTCCTCATCCTGCGCCAACTGCCATGCCTCATCATATTGCATCTTCAATACCTGCAGCCGCTCCATTCCGTTGGGTATCTTGAGTGCCAAATAGTAGGCTAACCCTGCTGCTACGCACGGAATAAACCTGAACGGCACATCCATAGTATCCGAGCCGTCCCCAGCGTTTTGGTTCCTACGCAACCGCCAGTACACAAAGGTATAGGTCTGGGAGCCATCAGGCGTGGGCCAGACGCTGATTGCAGGGGGGTTTGATACATACACGGCTGTACTCGTCGTATGCGTGGCTGCGGTAGTATTTGCCTGCCCCCTAGAGCAAGCTGTCAGGACATTGCCTACGATATACCCGTAGTAGATGATCTCGTTATCCACCTTGATGTAACCCGCAGCAGCTAGTCCTATGACAGAATCCAAAGTGATCGTGGTGGCTGTAGCAGTCACCGCACCACTAAGTGCTAGGGTTGTGGCGGAAGTTTGCCCCGAGTTGCGCTGGATCATTACCTGAATGGGCCTAGCTTGCGTCAGCTTGTTAGGCAACGTAGCGTAGGTACTAACGCTGATACGTGTGATGGTCAGGTCAGATTGATTAGAAGTTGAGTTGGCGTTTGTGCGGATGACATGCTCAAGCAAGTCTACGGTATCCACCGGCAGCGCATAGGTGTTCAACCCCTGAGTCAGGGCGAATGATCCCTGCTCAATTGTCCACATGTTGATGCCCCGGTTGGCCCAGTCGGCAAACATGATGTTGAGTGACCGACGCGCTGTACGCATGTCATAGCCAGAACGAAGCTCAGAGCCTGCGCGTTCAAACGCATCCTCAATGACCTCACTCAGGTCCATGTCAAAGTTAGCAACGCCTGAAGTAGTCATTATTTAGCCGAATCTATAAATGCTTGATCAGTTGGAGCGCCCGGAGAACCGGGTTTCCGCATTTTGCCGCCTCGCTTGCGTTTGGCATTAATGTTGGCCCATAAACCAACTTTTCCACCTTCAGCATACTGCGTAAAGTCCGTGTTGTCACGGCGTGCTGTTTTCTTGGCCTTCGGCATCTTGCTGGGGTTGATGTCCCCCATGCCACGACTGGCTATCATACAAACCTACCTCTGGTTTTACCACGCTGCTCAATGCCACCGCCACGGGCGTACTTCTTAACCTTGCCGCCTTTTTTCATGCCTTCTTTCTCGGCGTCAATCTCGCGCAGGGCCTTATCGTTCTCCATATCTGCGATCCGTTGCTTGGCATCCGCAGAAAACTTGACACGCGCACTGCTACCCAGCTCGTCACCGATAGTCCTAAGGATGTTAGAACCCCCAACTATCTTCTTACCAGCGCCAGTGCGCTCATCAAGGGCGCGGCCAACTTCATACCCAGCTTGTAGCGCAGCGCCCGCTAGGCCCGCTCTACCTGCATTTCTGTTTTGTCCGCGCTGACCAGCTTCACGAACTACTTCACGAGCACTACCTTTGATTTTAGAAGAGTCAACATTCTGACCCTTCTTCATTTTTTTGTAGTCCTCAATACTGCGTTCCACAACATCATCGTTGAGGCCGGGTAGGTTATCCCATCTAGTAGCCATACTAACTCCTTAGCACATTTTGCCGCGAGTTTTACCCCGCTGGGCAATGCCATCAGCACGGGATGAGACTGAACCGCCTTGTTTCATGCCCGCCGCTTTGTTGTAAGCCTTGGTAGTGGCAGCTTGGTCTTTAGCAGTTTTACTTTGCTGCTCCATACCATAACGCTGCGCGGGCGTTACATATTCCTCATCGGATTCGTCCGTGCGCTGCGGGTTCACAAACCCACGCCCAGCACCAGCTTCTTTTTTAGCCATGATATACCCCTTAACAGGCTTTGCCGCCCTTGTTCATTTTGATCTGCGTAGCTTTGGTCTTGCCTTTGGAAGCAATTCCGTTAGCGGACGCACGGAATGTACCGCCTCCAGCCATGCCGCCCTTTTTCATGCCCATCATCTGTTTTTTATCAGATGCCATTTCAGCTTTGGAACCTTCTTTCATGCCCTTTTTCTTGGCAATCATTGCCATGAAGCCGGGGTTCATTTTCGTAGCCATAGTGTCACCACCTTTTTTGAAAAGTTCGTTACGACCTTGATTGGTCTTGGGTTTGTTAACTGTCTGCAAATCGGCTCGATTACGCGCACTGGTAGAAAGTTTTAACGCCTTATCAGCCGCTGTAAAATCCTTGCCCACGGACTGTGGGACACCTACCTTCTTGGCAAAGCTCGGGCTGTTAGCTATTGCCCCCATGAAATTGTGCTGCTTTTTGCTCGTGCTTGGCATTTAGCGCATCCGACCTTTAGTCTTACCGCGCTGGGCAATACCATCACCACGGGAAGAGGCCTTTACAACGCCACCTTTAGCTTTTGCAATGGGTTTATTGGCACGCATTCTTTCCGTATTGGCACGCGCTCTTTCCTTCATTGCTTGTATGATTGGGTCATCATCAAGGCCGGGGGTAACCCTATTTTTAAGAGCCTCTAATTGGTCTTTAGATGTTTGCCGTCTTTGGTCAAAAACATCTTTGGTTACAACCTCATTGTTATGGGTATAGACAGGGTTCCCTGCCGCATCTTCTGTAACCCTAAAAAAATTATTCATAATATTCTCCTAGCATTTCCATCTTGCAAGAGAAGCGGCCTTCCGGGTGGGCTTACCCTTCTCGTCTTTCATCGGCCCCGGCATACCGCTCATCCGGGCGCAGAACGAGTCCTTGCGCTTTCCACCTTGGGGCTGTGGAGCCTTGAGGTTGCTGCCTGTTGCTGCGTTGTACTTGGCCCTGCCCTTGGCAGTCAGACCGGCCCCCTGAGATACAGGGAGCTTTTCCCCCCGACCAACAGAGAGAACCGGGCCTTGCTTCTTAGCCATAAAACACCGTGCATGCGGAAACGTTTGAAAGCTCAACATACATGCCGCTGGAAAACAAAATTCCCTCACCGGGTAGCAAAACGTAAATTGTGAACGAGTCGCTGGTGCCAACATCTAATTCGCACAAAATTGTGCCGCTTCCGCCGCCATTGCGAAATTTTATAAACCCATCGGTGCCGTTGCCACGATAGGATACAGATTTCAAACGGTTTCGGCTAAGCCCGTTGATATTGCTACTCGAAGTTATGTGCTGCGAGTGTACGTCTGTTTGCATCATAATCAATCTCCTGTAAGACGGGGGCCGAAGCCCCCAAGATCAATTAAGCAGACGCTGGGAACTGCAAACCAGTAGAGTCGGCAACCACGTACATGATTGTGTACTGCACAGTACCTGCGGTCACTGCTGCAACGGTTGGAGTCATTGTGGCAACCACTTTAACGTCTGTAGCACCGATACCAATCCCGTTGGGGGATGTAGTAGAAGCTGCACCACACCATGCGCCCAACTTGGCTGCTGCGTTACTAACAGCCGCACGACCCGCAGTAGTTACGTCAGTAGCAGCCCAGTACAAAGCGGCGGTAGTGCCGTCACCAATGGACACGTTTGCGGCAGTTGAGCCTGTAAATGCAACGGTGGTGTCAATCAGAATGTCAACGATTTGAGCGCCAGCAGGCAGTACACAGATGGTGTCGGTAGTCGCGGAAGCGGCCTGACCTGTGTAGTTTTTCTTGAATGTTTGCGAAACAACGGTAGCACCGCAGTTCTCAATATTACCAACCGTTGTGCCCGTTGTGTTGCGGACAGTACCGAGCAGCCAAGGGCCAAGGTGAGTTGCGAATCCCATGATGTCATTCCTTCATGCGTTAAGGTGTATCAATCTTGCATGTAAGTCAGCCGGGACTGTTTGATACACCGGAAAGCCCGGATTAGCTGCACTGTATCACTTCTTGGGCGGGAATGCAATGGCCTCAGAATCATCAGGCAAAGCATTTGATTTACGTAGGTTGTCTGCTTGCGTCAGGATACGGAGATTCCACGGTACGTGCAAGCCGCATACAACTTCGGACCGTAGGGGGTAGATGTGATCCACTACGTACCTCTGGCCTGGAATTTGTGTTGACAGCATCGCCGCCTGATAACTAGCGCGGATTTCTGTTTTCTGCTTCCTAGAGAGCCATGTAGGCGTAGCTTCGCGGTGCTTGCGACGACGAGCTTTATTGTCCGCGTTAATAGCCAACACGTTGTTGTCTTTCCACGCCTGTCGATATTGGTTCTTTAACTCGTTCGGCGTAGCACGAGCCTTGGCGACGACATCCGCCTTATTTGCTTCGTAGTACCTATTCTTAGCCTTTTGCCCCGCGTCAGACTTGTTGTACGCCTTAAAGTAGCTAGCGCGAGTTTCAAGCGCTTTTTGCCACTCAACCTTCAAACAATCTATACAGGCCCCCTTGGTCTTGCGTGGGGCAACGTGTCCGTGCTTGCAAGGCTCTCCAGTGAAATAGTGAGTTGCCTTAGTCGCCGTAGCTTCGGCACGAGTTTTGGGTAGTTTCTGTGTGTCCATTTATGCTCCTGTGGTTTGACACAGGTAATGTACCATAGAAGCGTGCTGGTTACCAGTGGACGTAAAAAAGGCCCCCGAAGGAGCCTTTTTAGAACAACACCAGTCGTTTTTAAGACGAACCGGGGCTTCCGAACACGCCCAGAGGGTCAGACCAGCCAAAACTGTAACGCTCGCGGCTCTTATACCGGACATTGCCAGTGTCGAAGTCACCGTCCATTGAGTTAGCCAGAGGCGAACGCACAAAGTGCTTCAGACCGTTGGGCACATCAGTGGTCAGATACCAACCATTGGTGTCGGTCAAGAAGTGGTTGATTGCATAGCCTTCAGGGATTGAACCGTTGCTCTTCAACGCATTGATATCGTTGTCGGTAGTGCCAACACGGAGGCTGGTTTCCAACAGACGGGTAGCAACGAATTGCAAAGCCGGGGGAACAATCATCTTTTTGGGCTTCGCAGCGATCAGCAGACCACGCTCATCCGTCCAAGCAGCGATCTGAATGACAGCGGCTTCCAAAGAAGTCTCGTTCAAATCAGCGCCAACTGAGGGGCGGTTAGAGTTGGTACCACCGTTGACCAGCGGGTGGGCAGTGGAAAACAAAGCAACGCCGTCGCCACCGGGGTAAGCCGCAGAGAAACCGTTGTTGATAACGGCAGCGCCCTTGACTTGCTTGGTGTACGCCATCGCACGAGCCAGACCCTTGGTGTAACGAGCAGACAGTGAGTCATACAAGTTATCTTCCACGGCCTCTTCAGTGATGGAGAAGCCTAGAGCAATGGTTTCGTGGTTGTAGCGAGTCGTCCATGCTTCCTGTGCGTTGTCATAAGCGATGGCAGAACCCTCGTTTTTGACTGGTGCAGCAGAGAAACCGGACAGCTTGGTTTCCTCTTCGAACGAACGCTCAGAAGATTCAACTTCGTAGAGTTCTTTGTGCTCCTCGCCGTAGCGAGAGTACTCAAGGCCAAACAAGGCATTGAGGCCGGGGAGCAGTTCTTTAAGTAGTTGTGCGCGTGAAATTGCCATGATTTAGCTCCTTAAGCGCCAGTGGCAGAGTAGTAGCCATGCAGAGCTTGGTTCATTTTGACCAAGATTTCAGGATACTGAGTGAAAACCACAGTCGATGTGTAAACACCGGAGTTCAGCGTAAAGGTAGCAGCTTGGTCAAGCACAACAGAAGTTGCACCAGCGGCGGCAGCAGTTTTTACGAAAGAACCCGTCTGTGCAACTTGACCACTAGTGGTCAACACAGAAACGTCCGTGCCAATTGGTAACGCAAACGGCAGAGCACTTACGGTCAAGGTACTAGTACCCGAACTGAAAGTAACTGTACCCAGCGATACTGCGGTCTCAGGCACAACACCAACCATGCGCAGAGGCAGAGTGGTAGTGACTGGGGTGTCCGTAGGAGCCAGAACAGCATTGGAAGAATTGCCGGTATTGGTGTTACCAGTAGCGTTATTGATGGCTGACAGGTTAGTGCCAATCATCGCCAAAGCGCCAGAAGCAACAGTAGTGCCGGAACTGCAAACAACAGCCTTGAACACAGCATCAGGGTCGTCCAAAATATAGGCTTGGCAGTCACCGGCAGCGGTGCTTGCGGGCCAATATTGCGAGAACAACTTTTGCTTAGTTGTGGGGTTGGTGAAAGTGCAGCCCAAGAAGATACCGACAGTCTGGTTCAAACCAGTACCGGCAGCAACGGCAGCGCGTGTGGCAAAGCCACGGGATAGGACAACAAAATCACCATAGAAGATGTTAGTCGCATAACCGTACTGGATGTTGTACATGCGGGTAGAACCAGCAAATACTTGACCTCCAATTAGGTTCTGCGGCAACAGCCCATACGGTGCTGATACTACAGGGTAAGCCATTTAAGACTCCTTAAAAAATTAAGAACCAGAACCAAACGTCACTTTTGTCGATTTTTCTGAAAACTTCGACATCCGTGGATCGTTATCTCGAAGAAAGTTATTGTCTACTGACTCCATCTGAGCTTTGTTCTGATTAGCGTAATAAGCAGAACGCTGTTTCAGAAACTCTTCTGGAATACGGCAAAGCAATAGTCCGCCTACTTCGACGTTGCCTTTGAAACGTCCTTCAGTAGAAGCGTGCACCAATAGCTCAGGATAGTCCTCTGCTTTGCAGGGCTCATACCCCTCGCGTAACTTAGAAGAAGTGTTACTAGGATCAGCTTGTCCCAGCATGCTAATACGAACCCAGCGATGATCCCAACCCGGACGTTTATCCGGTGATGGCAGCGTTTCTGGAGGACGCCAAGCAGTAGGGCGTGCAAAAGATTCACGACTGTCCAGTTCACGAACCAGACGGTTTTGAGTTTTGTCCAAAGTCTTTTCCATTTTTAACCTCTAGTAAGTAAAGCAACCTGTTTCGCGTATTGTTCTGGGGTCACCCCAAGTCGCCGGGCAATGGCTACTTCGGATGCCTTTAACCGAATACGGTTAGGCGGTGTGCTGCGGGTAGCTGGAGCTACAACCGAAGCTGGTTTTGTTGCACGGACGGGGGTGTAATCCTCCTCCGGTTCAGAAACTTTTTTGGAAGGAGTTTCATCATCCTCATAGCTCTGAGAGTCTGAAAAACTCTCAGGAAAACGCTTTCGCATTGTTTTGTCAATGGTCTCAAAGTAGTCTTTGGAACCAATATAGTCAGCACCATACTGCCTTTGCAGCTTTCTGTCAAGTCCTGATGCTGCAGCAGTCATTTCTTCGTCTTTGCCCCACCAGTCTGAGTTTGCTTCTAGCCACTTAGCAGTACGTGGTGCAAGTTGTGGTGGGGCGTTTTGCGGTTGCTCAGGTATAAACCTATTAGTCTCGGCTGGGATAGGCTGCATATTTTCAGCCTTGTCCAATCTCAACGTAGCTTTGGCAATTCTGGTCTGCGCTGCAGCAATAAGGTCGGGGTCCCCAGCCTCGTAGGCTTCTTTGTACCCACGTTCAGCAGCCGCCAAGTCACTTTCTGCAGAGGTTTTGTTCTGCGCAATAAATGCTTGGCTTCCTGTAGAAAGCTGTTGTTGTAGGCGTTTGTTGTCTTCAAACACTTGTTTTGCAAAGGTCTCCGCAGCTTGGCGCTCACGGATAGCCTCTTCTTTCGCTCGGCGCTCGTCGTGGTACCCACGAGTAAACTTCTTGATGCGTGCCTGTACCTTCTCGTCGTACGAAGCAAGCTCGTCTTCAGAAGCATCTTCAGGCGGGGGCGCAGCTTTGCGATTGCGGTCTTCCGGTGGCGTATCGTTCTCGATCTCAATTACAAACTCGCCCTCACCCGCTTCTGTACCTAAGGGTTTACCCTTAGCCTCAGCTTCCTTTTCGTCGGGGAACTTGAATTCGTCTTGTCCAAATCTAGCCATTATTTACTCCTTATGCAGCGCGGGTAATTCCACGCGGATCGTCAACTGTTGCTTCAACCGAGTCATCATTGATGATTCGGAACTCGCGGCCATGAATCTTCAAACGGGTACCGGAATTTGGTCGGCAAATAACAAAATCACCTTCCGCGCACGATGGCCCATTGGGGAAACGAGTCGCGTCTTTGTACGCATCAGGTCCAAGTTTCACTACAAATAGCACTGGGGTCAGCACCTCTTCATAGTGCATAGTCTTTGAGTCTTTGATAATCCCCACAGAACTCTCTGCAAACTCCTCCATAGCCTCTGGGACTACGCAAAGAACGTGAAAGGTTTTGGGGTCAGGCAACTGCTTCGCTTTTTCCTCGGCACCCTTATTCAGAATACCGGAGAGGTCCACCGCAGTGATGTCAAATTCACTCATCTTCAGATTTCTCCATACGTTGCACGAGGTCGTTTAGGATAGATTCTGCATGGCTCAGACCCCGGATGATCCCGCAGATGTGCCGGTATTCAGGGTAGTCCCCTGCTCTCCCAGCGGAAAGAAAACTCGCTTGCTCATTACGCAATTTGTCTATCTCTCGGGCAATGAACCCGAGCAAGCGATGTTGATCCATTATTTAGTTTCCTTAGCGGGTTTTGGCTGCTGCTGTTGCTGCATACGTTGTTGAGCTTGTTGCCGTTGCTGTTGCGCCAACTGCGACTGGTGCTTCGAGATGTCCACGCGCAAGCGGGCGGTATCTGTTTCTTGCTGTTTAGCCACCCGATCTCGTGCAGTGGCTGAATTAGCCGCAATCTGCATACGCGCAATCTCCTTCTGAGCCTCAATGCGGGCCTGCTCAACAGTCAATTGCGCTGCTTTGGCGTGTGCCTCGGCGTTCTGCTTCTGCTCCTTGAGCCTCAGTTCCTGCTGCTTGATCTGCAGTTCCTGCTGTTGCATTTGTACAACAGGGTCTTGCTGCTGTTGCTGCGCTGCTTGTTGCTTCGCTTCCTGCTGGTTCTGCTGCAGTAGTTTCTGCGATGCCTGCGCTGCCATCATTGCAATACGATCAGCAAGTTCTGGAGTGACCTCTTTGTTCTGCTCCTTAGTCGGCAGCGGCAAGCCCATCTCCATCTCAACCTGCTTGCGGTACTCAAACGCAATATGCTCGTTCATGTGAGCCATAGCTGCCGCCATGATTGCCGGTGCTTGGGGATTCATCTGCATCAACTGCTGAATCTTGGGGTCTTGCATCGCCGCTTGGTGCACTGCAATATGCGCTTGGTGATTCTGCTCAATGAACGCCTTTACCGGCTTGCCTGTGAGGACGTCTTGGTTCTCCTGCACGGGGTCCACTGGAACTGCGTCATCTTCAGTAGGTACAAGTTTGGCTGCGTTTTTAACCCCTAAAATCTCAATCATCTGGCGGTGCAGGAGCGGGAGGTCATACAACTGAGGTGCTGACTGGGCCAACTGCAGTACTGCCTGATACTGCACAACCTTCTGCGCCATCGTTGCGGCGTTAGGATCACTAACCGGAATAACGTCCACCGCGTCATAGTCGGACTTCTTAACATCCCGATCCCCGCCCTCTGGCTTGTAGTCGTATTCTTCCGGTGTGTAGTCTGCAATGATGACCTTCAGCAGTTTGAACTCCTGCTTCATCGCATAGTGCAGGCGAGCCTGAACTGCAGACATGACCTTTAACGTGCGCTCAAGCAGGGCCAAAGTGGTGCCAACTGGAGCGTTTGCGCTCATATCACTCACGTTCATGTCGCCCGATGACGCAAACGCACGGCCTTCAGACACGATATTTTGGAATAAAGCGAATAGAACTTGGCTAGGTTCTTTGTACGGCAAGGGGAGAATGTTGTCTCTGATGCTGCCGCTTGGCACATCCACATCCCTAAATTCACCCGGAGCAATGGGCGTATCGTCCCCTTTAATCCGTAGACCACGGGATTTCAGACCACCGGGCAAGTTGCTCAGTGTGCCAGCATCCACCAACTGACGGATCAACATCGTGGATGACTTGGCGTAGCCACCAATCAAGTGGATCAGACCATATCCGTAGAACCCAAAGCCGGGGATGTACTGGTAGTGTACGAAGTGCTGGCGTTTCAGGTGCAGCTTGTCTCCCTCGTACCAATTCCTACGCACGGACAAGACCTTTGTAGTGCCCTTCTCAATAGTGACTACATACGGCAGGGCTATGCCTGTCATCTCACCTTCACTGTCTTTGTCCTCATACCCCTCAAGGTCCAAGTCAACGTGCATCTCTAGTATGCGGAACCGATTGTCCTGTGTAGCAGACAGGCCCATCTCCTCGGCCTTTTGCTTCTCGATGTCGTCCAATTCATTCGACGGCTCACCAAGCTCAACATCTGAGTAGAACCCAGCAGCCATCAGCTTCTTCAACTCATTCGGTGTCTTCCGCATCACGTGCGTAACCCGCTCCGCTGTCTCTAAACTAGACGCACCATACGGCACGACAATATCCTCTGCGGGAATAAACATCGCCACCTGCCGACCTTTGCTCGGGTCGTAGTACACCTTCTTGAACGCTGAGCCTGCCAGCGGCAACGACCACAATAGCTTCTCATGTTCTGGCCGGTACTCAGCCATTACCTCGGTCAACTGGTAATTCATGTCATCACGAACACGGGCGGCAGATTCCTCAGCCAATACGTCAATTGCCCCAATAATCTGGGTCTTCACCGGGCCCATAGCCGGGAACGTCTCCATCATTGCTTCTGACTGGAACCTTACAACACTCTCAGTAAGCATTGGGTGGAACACACCACAAGCGCCATTCCACGGTTCTGTACGCTCTTCGTACTTCAATCCAAGTAGCTTCAGCCCTTCTACATACGTGCGCATCCAGTCCTTGCGGTCCATCAGGTCTTTGTCAACCTCTGATACAAGCTCTGAGCCCAAGGAGTCCAGCACGCTGTCACTGATGTACTCAGCGAGGTTGTCGTCGAACCCCTCCTCGTTACCTTCTCCCGGCTCCAAGTCAATCTCTAGCCCGCCTATGTCAATGTGCACAGCCTCCGGGTCCTCGATCTCAATCTCAATGTCAGGCTGCAGTGACTCAAGCCCCTGCGGTGCTGCGTATAAACCTTTGTCCATTGCCATGATGTATCCTTAAACTGTGTAGAACCGTTTCAAACTGTGTAGAACCGCTCTCGGCGGGCACTTTTGAACCACTTGATCTCTTCTGGTTCGTCAGTGGGCAGTCGTAGGAACCCACCCTGTCTGAACCGCATGAGTGCTAATGTTGTGGCGTCAACCAAGTCATCGTGTTCCCCGGAAGGAAACGAAGCAACCTCGTCAACTAGCTCCTCGGCCCATCGGGTACGGGGAACCCACACTTTTCCAGACGCAATTATGTCCGAGACCGCATTTAGACGAGCAATTTTGTCTTGGCCCTTACCCGGCGTAAACTCCTGCACAGGTATGCCCATTGAGCGAAGCTCGTAGATCAAAGGTGCGCCACTAGCTTTTTTCTCGATCAACACCCCATCAGGCTCGTACTCGTTGTACTCCTTGAGCACATCTTTCTTTAAGTCCGGGTACTCGACCCGCTTCTTATATGTGTTCAGCAGGATGATGTTAGGCGCATTATTGTCCTCGTCTAGGTTAAATATGCCCCATGTAGTGCCCGCAGAATAGTCAGCCCGTTGGTTTTTCTCAAAAGCTGTGTCCCATGTCTGCAAAATGTAGTCACAACGGGGTGGATCATCCTTTTCCCACCACTTCCACCAGTCGCGTTTTACGATGGCGCTTTCGTTGCCAACAGGATTCTGCTGATACTGTGCCTGCCATTTGGAGTTTGGCAGTTCAGCACGGAGGGCTTCAAGCTCTTCGAGGGGCCAGAATTCGGGCCAAAGAGGAGTACCGGACGGCAAAATGGCCGGAAATTCGATGACTTCCCAATCTTCACCTGCTCGTTGTGCTGCACTTTTGAGTACCTGTCCAGTTAAATCCCGCTGAGCCCAGCGCGTCATCACTATAACAATAGCCGCACTTGGCTGCAAACGCTGTCTTGGCCCCGATGTATACCACTCGTACACCTTATCGTAGACTTCTGGGTTGCTGGAGGCCATCGCAGCCTCTTGTTCTGAGTGCGGATCGTCAATAATGAGCACATCTGCGCCCTTACCGGTCACCGTACCCCCTACGCCGATAGCAAAATAGTCACCGCCCTTGCTGGTATTCCACCTACCCGCAGCTTTTGAGTCTGCTTGGAGCGTCAATTCGGGAAAAATGTCATGGTAAACCTCGGAATCGACCAGATTTCGCACCTTTCGACCAAAACCAACTGCCAACTCGCCCGTATTTGAGGTCTGAATCACCTTCTTGTGTGGAAACTTACCTAGAAACCACGCAGGGAGCAGATAAGACGCAAATTCTGACTTGGTATGCCGGGGCGGCATGTTGATAATGAGTCGTTTACATGTCCCGTTCGCAACTCGCTCAAACGCTTCGGCCATCCGCTTATGGTGCCTACCCGAAATGAAGCTCGGCCACACCGCTTCCACAAACTTGATGAACTTAGTCTGACTAAGCTCCCGTTGTTTCATCTTCTCCAGCTTATCTAGCTGCGCTTCCAGCACGCGCATGTCCGACTCGGAGAGTTTCCCCGTATTTATGAGCGTCTCGATATCTCTAAGCGAGATGTTACTCATCTTGGGTTTGCTCTAGGTCTAGTTCTGGTTCTGGTTCAGGCACAGGCTCGGGTAGTCCTAGCTGCGCATCCAGATCATCTATTGGGGTTACGTCCGTAACCGTAGTATTCAGCAGACGTTTGACTCGTTCCTTGATGGAGTTCTCAAGAGACGCAGACGTTGTATGGTGCACAGTAATCTCGCTGCGCTCTGTAAAAATTCCTATGTCGCTGTGCTTGCCCAAAAGCTCCAACGCCTTTAGTTCAAACCGAGGGTCTCCGCAGTCTGCCAACTCGATGAGCTTATTGGTGATGAAGTTGCGGGCCTGAATTGCATCCGCAATCGCTTGGTAGTCGTAAACCTTGAGGATTTGCGCAGCCTTCTTGGCTACGCCGGGGATAGATACAGTTTTTGGTTCTTCGCCCTTTGCCTCCCCCTTGATCAGGGTGCGGGCCTTCGCTTCGTCCTCTTCTGAGAAATCAATGCTGCCCCCCAACTGATCTATGAGGTCTGCAGTATTTGCAGCAATGGCAATACTGTCTGCATGCGTTTTGGGCTGCTCTGCGGACAGATCAAAGGGCAGTGGATGTTCTGCAGTAGGCGTAATTTCTATCATGTGCACCGGGTTAGCGGGAGTTGGGCCAAATGTAACACAAAAATATATGGGGGTGGGGGTGTTTGATTTAGAAAAGTGACGGGGGGTGTTTCTGGGGCAGCAGTTGGCGGAATGGCTTGGTGGATTTTGTAGGGGGTGGGGGGTGTTTGGTTATGAAAAATTTAAAAGTGAGTATCGGGTGTGCAACGCACAGAGTATAGGTACCGGGTACCCTAAACAGCCCTTTTGGGGTGGTGGGGTCGTCGTCAGCGTCGCCATCTAACATTGTTAGGCCG